CAAGTATTACGGATTTATTGAAATTATAATTATCCGTACAATATTTATACAGACTTAAATAACGCTGTAAATAAATATCATTGCCCCATCCGCTGGCTGAAGTAGTAAATGGTGAACTCACTTCATCTTGACCAGATATAACTGCAAAGCTTATGTTGTTATTTCTGCAAAACGTCTTAAAACGAGTAGACGGTTGATAGGTGTAATCACCACCATTTCCATGACAAATAATGAGTAAATAATCGCTTTTACCATTGGGTGTATAGCCATCACTGGTTGTAATTCTAGCATCTACGCCATTTATTTGGGTGTCTAAAACGCTATAACCGCTAACATTGATACTTTCTTCGAAGGTGTTATAACTAAACTCACCATCCTCAACCTGAAAAGAGTTAGTATACCAATAAGTACCATTCCAAAAATTACCACTCAAAGGCAATTGTGCCCAATCCAATTCTAAGACTACTGTAATGCCGCTAGATGATACTTCTGATAAAGTTACTGTCTCTAATTGCTTACCATTAGAGGCTGGTATTGGTTGGTAGTTAGTATCATCCCACATAGCAACTCGGCTACCTTTTGTTCCATTCTCAGCAAATTCACAGACACCTATAAAAGAACGACCCCCAACTGAAGGTTCATATCGTATAATTTCAATACCATATCTTTTGGTTTTATCTGAGACACCGTAAATTTTAGCAGACCGTATTATTTTGTTGTTATATCCAGTATCAAAAACGTTAGTTTTAGCAAACGTTTTTTCTTCAGCCTGTGGTAAAGCATCAAAAACTTTTTCTGAACTAACATATTGGTTCAGTCTGTTGTCTTCAAAAACTTTGGAGTCAAATCCTGATTTATTGAAAGATTGCGGTAAATACGTAGAACCAACTGCTATTGATTCCCAATCAACTAAAATTTCTACCCTGTCTACGTCGTAGAGACCTGGATTAACATCAAAAGTAATTTTATCTAATCGCTTACCGTTTACCAAAGCAGGTTCTGTGTAAGCTGTTTCATTCCATTTGGCTATTAAACCATTGTCTCCAATAGCGTCAATTTTAGTGTCCGTGGCATCATATACGGCTAGTCTAAGATAATGCACGTTAGATACATTTCTTTGTATAGTAAAAGGCGCTACTCGCCAATTAGGATCACCTCCATAAATTTTTAAATCGATTATGAATTCAGAAATCTCTATTAATGTGCCTTCAAACGTAGCCTTCTGTTGAAATGGGTATCTACCTAATGCTCTACGTGATATTTTATCTCCTGTGACGGCTTCCGTATCACCAGGCTCAATTTCACCACTGTACAGCTCTAATTCTTTATCATAGCTACTACCATTCCAGCTATAAAATCCATTATTTGAAGCTGTTGGATCGTTGGTAACTTTATAACTAACGTTAGCCTCACCTGATACAGGTAAGTCAGCCAAAGTAGGATATTGGACAACACCTGTAATCTGGTTGGCTTCTAAATTTTCTATTCTGTTACCATAGTTCTCATTGACATATTTTAGCTTTGTACCAAGACTAGCTATATTATTATAACCATCAACATCGTGTTTGGTTCTTGCATTTAGCTCTTCTACAAGTGCAGCTCCCTCTTCAACAGAATAAGGCTCACCATTATAATCTCTAATTGGTTCTTGTATCATATTTAATCAAATATTCCTGTTTCAAATAAGCCTGCCTCAAACAGTATTAGCATATAATCTATAGCATCTAATGCTGTGGCTGGCGTTAACTGTTTTCTTTTGTAGAAGGTTGCAATTTCAATATCATAAGCTTCTACAGCTGTACTTAAGTTGTTTCCTGGTATCAACGCATCTGTTATACTAATGTCATTTAGCAAAGCAAGCTCTACAGTACTTTCTAATGTACCACGCTCTTGTATTGCTATATCTAGCAAGCTTTGTTTAGGACATATTTTTACACTTGGCAATACCATTTAAATACCGTTTTAACCGTGTTTAATTTTATCGTTATTAATATTGCTCAGATCAGCTCTACTAAGGCTGGTAAATTGACTTACCAATGCTTTTAATGCTGCACCACCATCTTCTGGTATTGGTGTCCAGCTATTAAATGTCTCCTGCATCTTTTGCAATATCAAAGTGTTTTTATCAACCTGAGTCTTCAGCTCTGGTGCCTTTACAATACCTCCAAACTGATCACCATTCAACTTTAAAACACCATTCTCTAAACCGATAGTAAAGCCTGCATCATCTGCTACATCTAAGGCTTTAAATTTGCCTTGTATGCGTTCTACTTCATTAATCGCAATGACATAAAGCGTATTTAGATCATTACCTATCTGAGCCACAAGTACAGTACTGTGCATTTTCGGTACAAGGATCAACGTCTGTTTATCATCTTCAGCTGCGCTTAACCTTACATCTCTAAACTCAAGCTCATCAATATCTAGGATGCTTATGGTCTTAGCCTCTACATTTACACCTGTAACGGTTGCCGTAAACACCTGAGCTTCGGTTTTACCGAACTCTCGTAAGCCTTTTTGTATGTCCTGGTCTAATCCCATTTATAACTTAGTTCCTAGTTCTATCTCTCGTCTGGCACCACCAGTGCCAAAGGTTGTTTTTACTTTAGGTACAAAATAGTAGCCTGTACGCTCAGGATAATTCTCATCCTTTATCTCTACATTAAAGCCTCTGGTACAAAACGGATCTAAAAAACTCGTAATGGTACCTTCGTAGCCTGTGTATTTAAAATCACTCAACTCAGCTTCACCTAATTGCTTCAGTAAAGCTTTATCACTCACATTGTACTTATAGATCGTGCGCTGCTCACCATCGGTATCACCAACTATAACCTCTATTTTAGTATTGTCTTTTAACACACCTACCACCTTCAAACTTATTCGTACATCTTCAGCTCTTCTAAACTTCAGGTTATGCTTTACGACGTTTTTGTAGATATCATAGATCTGAGTCTCACCAATGTTTTTGGTTTGTCTTAATCCTGCAAAGAGTTTTCCTGCATCATCTATAAACACAAATAGGCCATACTCATCTTTTAACTTTTGCAGAGCTGCTGCACCATTTACATTCTTTAATAAGAACTTATCAAAGTTGACCTCTGGTAGATCCGTTGCCAGTTCCACACCAGAGCCATCAACGATGTATTTTAAAACTTCAGTTAAATTGGTTGCACCAAAGTTTTTGTTAATCTGCTTTTGTCTAATGAGATACACTGCATCTTCACACTCAATCGTCACTGTAGGCACGTTTGGCTTTATAAAACGTACATAGCCAACAAACTCTACAGTCTCAATGACATCTTTGTATGCTAATGTGATGGTGATTTTATCTCCAGCTTTAATAACCTCCTCTAATTGTTTGCGCTCAAAGCCTGTATTTACATTGCCAAATAAAGCACTCATAGGTAGCTTTACTTCAGCAGTATCGCTCAACAGATCTACAGACTTTACAATGCTAACATTGTTAACCTGGTTAAAGGTGTAATCACCTATTTGTATGTTGGCTTCTAACACAAACATTATAGTGTCTGTAATTTTAGGTTTGCATAAAAATCATTATCGCTCACACAGCTTAAGTAATACTTTTGGCTGTATGGTTTGCCTTGCATTGGTGCAAAGCCATAGTCTTTAATCACCAGTCTTCTAATTCCAAATAGCTCTGCTAACTCATTTTCAAAATCTAGAGCTTCATTCTTTTCACACAGCTCAATAATTGAGCGTACCTGGTCTTCTGGGTATTCCTTTTTGTTAGGGTTAATACAAAGCCCTTCTATCTTTATATTGTAGTCTCCAGTAGATATAAATTCCTTTACTGTGCCTTTGCGTTTGTTACCTACGACTACGGTTTCTACAATGATTTTTTTACCTGTTATGGTTATTAATGGCTCATTTGGTAAACGCACATCATCAATAACCACATCCATAAAAAAAGGACGGCCAAGTACGGTCTTACCTTTTATGGCATTGCCTATTTGGTTAAGGTCTGGAGCTATACCACTAAATTCTAAATTAGGGAATGGCAGACCTACATAGCCAAAGGCATTGATTGTGTTTTTCTTTATGTCGAATTCCGTAGCCATTAAGTGTAACTGGTTTGCATTTGGTTAGCACTATTGAGAACTCGCAATAGCATAGACTTAAAGGTGTCTAAGCTTTCATCCATGCCTTGCTCAAAGGTTTCGGTGTGTACCGTATAATTTTCTACAAGCTTATCAAAGCTCACGGTAATGTTGGTTTGCCGTTGGCCACCACCAGTAATGCTGTCTATGCCTTTACCAAGGCCATCTGGTAAATTACCATCTGGAGTAACGTTATTACCCTTTATCGTCTCAGCATTAAGGTTAGCTGTTTTAGATCCTGTAATCTTACCAAGGATACCACCACTCAATTTATTGGCTTCAGCTTCAGAGATACCTTTATAATATGCTGCACCTGCTTTAACACCTGTGGCTTTAAAATTATCGACAAGCTTCTGGCCATTACCAACACCTATACCAGTAATGTTTTTCATGGCTTCTTTGCCTGTCTCAAACGCTTTTTTCCATTCGCCCTGGACAAATAATTGATACAAAGCTTTACCAATACCAGCAAGGCCAGAAAGCATTTGCTTAAATCGATCTATGATGTATTCCTTTATGGCAGAGCCAAAACCTTTAAGTGTTTCCCAAATAGCCATAATACCACCTCTAAACCATCCAACTCTATCGTATGCATAAGTTATGATACCAATTAGAGCTGCTATAGCTGCTATAACTAAACCAATAGGATTGGCAGTCATGGCTACGTTAAGAGCCCATTGTACAGCAGTCCATATACCATAACCAATAGCTACAATTTTTAAGATTGGAGCTAGTGGTTTTAGCCAGTTGATCATCGTTGTTAATCCTGATATGAAAATACCGATTGGAGTCGCTATCCAGTTAATAGCTGCTGCCAACTTATTAATTAAGCTCTCAGCTGTGAAGGTCTCGGAATTCATGCCGAATATAAGACCTATTAAACTGCTCACAGCTTGCCATAAGGGTTGTAATGGTGCTATGAGGTTTTTAACAGCATCACCTATCTTACCAAAGCCATTAATAAATTGGGTACCAAAATCAAAAATACGTCCTAGTATAGGTGTTAGGTTGCTTTCTGACCATTTGGCAACCTTCATTTTTAAAATGCCTAACATGTTAGAAAGCTTACCAGCAGTCTTGCTACTAATCTTATCCATCATACCATAAAATCGACCTCCTTCACTGGTAGCGGTTCTAAATGCATCCTCAACCATAGCAGTACTAATAAGACCTTTTTCCATATCTTTTTTAAGGTCTAACATGCTACGCCCTGTTTTTTCTGAAATTATTTGAAGTGGATTAAAACCTGCATTTACCATTTGCAGTAAATCCTGACCCATTAAACGGCCTGTAGAAGACATCTGAGCATAAGCCAGAGCCATACCGTTCATTCTCTCTTGATTTCCACCAGAGACATCACCCAACATTCTTAATGTAGGTAAGATTTTATTACCTGCTATACCAAAGTTAAGTAACAGCTCGGCATTTTTTCTTAACCCAATGTTGTCAAACGGAGTCCTATTAGCAAACTTATCGATATCGTCTATCATTTGGTTTGCTTTTTCAGTACTACCTAATAAGGTTTCGTACTTAACCCTTGTTGTTTCAAGTTCTATACCTAGATTAGCTATGCTTTTAAAGGTTTGTGCAGATGCTGCTATAGCCAACCAACGGCCAGCAATCTTTGTAAGGTTGTTTAGAGATCCTGAAGCTCTACGAGAGGAACGCTCTACCTTATCGTTAGCATCCTCAACGTCATCACCCATCTTTCTACCGTAGCCAGCAATCTTAGCGAGTTTAGAACTCATTAAGTCTTTTGCAAGAAATGTATATGTATAGGTTTTGGCCACTGTATGCTATTTTAAATTAAAAGGAGAACTTAATCTCCTTTCCTTCTCTTTTTCGTATATCCTGAAGTTGCTTAAATTTTTCAGCCCATTCTGCATCAGTCAATCCGTTAGGATCTATGTGCAGATAATACTCTAGCATAGTATTGATGTAACCAATGTAATTGGCCTCAGGATGACCCTTACTATGCTTTAGTACTTTTTTATGGCTACGTCTGTAGTTTCAATGAGCGCATCTATTTGGCTACTGATGCTTAAAAAATACTTATCGTCAGTCTGTAACTCTTCGTCACCATCTAACCAGCCACTTTTTAAAATCTCTTCAGCCATGCCTAAAGGATTGCTTTGTGCCAAGGTCATAGCGTATGCTAATTGTGCTCGGCTAGGACGTTTTACAAAGGCGAGTTTGTCATCAGCTTGGATAACGAAGATCTCGTTAATAGAGTGCTTCTTTTTTAGCTCATCTACTTTAGCCTGGATAAATGCTTCACGGCTTTGTACTTCTTCAGCACCTTTTACTTCCATATCTTCTAATCCCATTATCCTACATTTACAGTTTCACGGCCTAAGAACAATATCGGCAATGTTAGTTCCTGGAACTTATCACCTTGATTGATCTCTCTATTGTCTTCTGTAAACTCTACATTCTTTAATATGTGAGATACTACAGCACCACCACCTTTAGGACGGTAAGCCACTGTGATATTAAAGGCATCCATATCTGTAATGTCTTCAGTATCTCCCATTTGTCGTTGTAAAGCTTCTAACTCGCTTTGCAATAGGATGAGCTCACCTTCATAGGTTTTGTTACCAGACTGTATGGCAAATGGATCTTCACCTCTTGCATGTACTGCTTCCTTATCCTTTTTAGATGCATATTTTATCCCTCTTACTCTGGTAAGAATTCGGCCATGCATTGCAATCTCTACATTAGCCCAAGCATATTCTTTACTATTAAATGCCATTTATATAGTGTTTAATTGTTATCTAAACTCGTTGTAAATCCTAAGTCTATTTGTATGTACTTACTGTAGGCTACTGGTAAGATGTCTAATCGTACCTTTAGCTCGCTTGTGCTCACAATGTTTTGTGTAGGATCTAATGTTGCCTTGCAGCCAGAGATCTCTCCCTGATCTGTCATATTGGTGTTGATAGCGTTTTCAATATCGGCTTTAATGTTACCGATTATTGAGGCTGCTATGGTACCATCACTATTTAACGGTATCTCATCATTGATGTAATCCGTAGCAATATCCAAGGCCACTAAGGTTGCTTTGTCTATCACTGCAACTCGTTTTATAGAGCTGAGATCGTCGGCATCTTCAGTAAGGGTAACATCGTCTGTAAAATAGAAACCTGATTTACCAGGAATAGTTCTTAAGAAAATGTAACCTTTATCATGAATGGCATCCCAAGCGGTCTCAAGTAATTCAATACTATTACCATCTGTAAAGGTTGCCGTTGCAATGTTAAGCTCACCATCTCGCACTCTTGCAATAGAGCGTTGTACAGGGTTAGCTGCTAAACGGCCAATCAATAAACCAACAGCAGCGTTTTTGCCTGTGGTACCAGCCAATAAAATAGATACTCTATTGTATTTTGATGTTTTATAGTCTTTAAGATCTGCAACGGTACCATTAAAGTCCTTACCATCTACAATGACTTTTAACGGTTTAAAGTTGCCTGCATATAAAGCTGCTAAAGCTTGAGCATTTACAGCAGCTGCATCTACATCTTCATCTACACCATTTGCCACTGTAACACCAGCAGCAGATTTTTGAGATACGGCTAATGTTCTTATTCTACCATCAGCAGCATCTAAAAGTTTTACGGCATAGTCTGTCTCATCCTTGTCTACTAGAGTACTCATTTGAGTAGCTGAAGCCACAAGCATTATCCAAAGCTCTGCACCTTGACCAGCCTGATCGTAGAAGTGTTTGATTTGCTGATATGCAAAATCATTGGTACCACCTGAAGTAATACCTATAGCAACAGCATCTGCTAATGCAAATAATTGATAGGTATTTCCTTGGGTAACATTACCAGCACCAGCAACTGTACTACCAGTTATAATTAATCCAGCAATGGTATCGTCTGTTTGATTAGTCTGATCTAATCCCTTGTTATTGATGTCTATATTTACACCTGGTAATCCAGTACTCATGGTAAATGTGTTTTGTTAATACTGTTAAATCGTTTACGTTACTTGTAGGTTATATGGGTAATTTGGGTTTTATAAATAGTTTGGCTACGTTAACCAGCAGAATTAGTCCTACACCCAATCCCAGATAAAAGAAGAGCTTTTGAATAAAGTTCATCTGATTCTGTATAAGTGTAATGGTTTCCTTCTGATAGGTAATAGTTTCCTTGAGGGTTGTAGTTGTCTCCTTGTAAACTTGTACAGCTGCTTTCAATTCCGAGCACTCGCACTCCGCTTGTATTAGGTCTCCAACTCTGCTCAGTTTTACTGTTGCCTGGTTTGACTTTACTTGTATTGGTGTAGCAGACAATTCCTTTATTAATCGAGATATCCGAGCCGTATCTGCTGGTCTCAATACTTGTATGGTATCTACCACTTGTCTCGTTGTAAAGGTTGAGTCCTTCACAGTCTTTGAAGTCTCCAGCTTCGTCGGCAATACTTTCTGAGATCTGCATGATATCAATGTCACCATTAATAAGGTACTGATCAGTAATATAAGTTTGGTCTGTTTCATAGTCTATAGCTTTTGCTGTACTAAGGTTTGTAAATGTTAGGCACAGGATTAGTACCAGGCTTTTGATAAATAAGTTTTTCATCGGATGCTTTGTTTTATGTGTAAAGACACGTTAATTAAATCTCTTAGAAGCTTTGCGTAGGACGCTTCCTTATCCTTAAATTGTAATGCATCATTGTCGTTACTCCCAAAGAAGGGTTCTACTAAAACTGCTGGAGCTTTTAGGCCACAGATTAAAGTACCACCACGTTGCTTTGTGGATCTAACAGCAATTAATGCTCTTGGTTTTACTTTGAACTGATCGCTAACCATTGTGACATATTCTTTAGCGATCACTTTTGAAAATTTGTTTGTGATATAGTGTAGAGCTTCTACACCATTGGCTTGTGGGATGTGAAAATGATTGAAGTGTAATGAGATTACCAATTCATAATCATGCTTATTAACCTCTTTAACCAATTTGGATATTTTGTAAGCCTCAGTTGTCCAAGGTGTGTTTGGTCTCTCGTAGATATCAGCAATATCACTCAATGCCAATGCAACGGTTTTATTGTACTGGTATTCAGTAAGACCTAAGCACTCAGAGTAAGCTCCTTGGCTTTTAGATCGATGTCCTATGATTATGGCTACTTTTTTCATTCCCTTAAGGGGAAGGCTGTCGTTGCAATAACGACCAGCCTCCTTCACTAACTAAACTATAATTGTTGTTTTAAGTCCTAATTATGCAGATACAGACTCTACAAGGTTAATGATACCTTTACCGTCGTTACGTGCTGCAACACCACCAGCTCTTGTTACTGCTGACATTTTATCACCGTAAAGCTCGGCATCACCTTGGTTGTAGAATACTTTAGAGCTACCATGTGCATGGCGAGCAAAGCCTTTGTTCCAAAATAATGAGCCTCCACAATCGGTAGCTGCTGTTGTAGAAGAACCATAAGTTCTAATCGCTGCTGCTGTAGTAAAGATGTTCACTTTGCTACGCACATAGAAATCAATACCCATAAAGCGACCCACAGTACCTTCTACCAATGGCTTTACCTTATTAAAGTCAGATGACTTTACTTCAGGGATTAATAACATATCTTCTAACATAGAAGGAGTTAATAAAGCACAACGGCCTTCTAATGGTATGTTTTGCTCATTCCAAATCTTAACAATCTGGTTGATGTCTGCCAATACCATACGGTCTCTGTTACCTGTACCAGATGGCACACCAGATACTGGTCTGGCACTACCAGAAGTACGCACGGCTTGCACACCTGTACTACCTCCCCAAGCTGCTGCAATGTATTCTGCTACTGCTGTGTTTAAAGCATTTACATGCTCTTCTAAGATAGAAGCACGCTTATCGTAGCTTACTAACAAGGCCTCAGAGTACTGTAACCAAGTAGGATCAGTAGAGAACTCATGTAATTTGTACTCCGTTGGAGTATCCGTTCTTTTAGTGGCAGTCCCTTTATCGGATCTATCCATTTCCACAGTTGGAATGGTACCAACATGAGGTAACTGTACGCTATCAGCATTTACAAACGCCGAGTCGTTCTTGGACATTCTGTAGAACTCATTCTTTGGGAATAAGTTTTTAGCTAAGTCCGAGCTAAACTGTCTTATCAATAATTCTGCTGCCATCTCTTAGTTGTATTTTTCGTCAAATAATTTTTTAAACTCAGTTGGGTTAGACTCTTGCATGGCTAGCAATGTGTCTGGATCGTTCTTTTCGTACCAATCCCAATCCTTAACCTCTGCTTTTGGTGCGCCAGCACCAAGGCCGTCCATCATTTTACCTAACTGTTGGCTCGCTGTTGGTGCCGTAGTTTTGGTATTCATCACACTTTCTAAAACAGTCTTAGCGTTAGCATGGTCTGCTTTAAATAAGTTGAGATACACGTCTTTTTGAGCTTCATCGATGTGCTTGCCATCAATAGCTTTCTGTACTAAGGTTTGTGCCTCAGTCTCTTGGGCTTGTTTGTTGGCATTATTTAAAGCTTCAAATTTTGGCTTAAAAGTTGCATCAATCTGCAACTGCTTTACAGCGGCCAAAACATCGTCGTTAACGCCAAGATTTAGAGCCTCTCTTAATTGTTTTTCGAGTTCCATATCGTTGTTTAAAGAATTATGTACTAAGTGAGTTTCAAAGAAGTTGTAAGCCTCTTCAGGATTACTGAAGTTTTTAGGTAATGGCTTTTTTATTTCGGTTTTGGTAACCTTACCAACTAACTTTAATTTTTTGGCTTCAGTGGCTTTGATGTAGTGATCCAAGCCATCCATCCATTTTGCCTTTACATCGGCATCTGGTAAACCTGTACGCTGAGCCAAGATGCTTATCATGTCATCTTCATAGCCTTGGATCATGTCGGCAGCGTTCTTAATTTCTTCAGCAGTTCCCCAGGCACCACCTTTGGCTCTGTGGTTCATCAAACGAGCCATATTGCCCATTTCTAAATCATCTACAGGAATAGCCATTGAAATAATGCTACCCATTGATGCTGCTAAACCTTCAATCTTACCAGTGATCTTAATGTCACCAGATTCAGCTGTTTCCTTAATGTGATTGTACACAGGTATGCCTTCAACAATGCTACCACCATACAGATTAACAATATCTATATGTATGTGCTTATACTTTGCCTTCAGTGCATTGAACGCTTCAATAAACTTAGATGCATTAAAGGTATTGTCACTATTATAAGAAGACACATAACCAGTTAAGGTCATTGTGGCACGTTGGCCAGATTTGTCTTCGTTTATTATGGTGTAATTGTGATGCATTTACATTGTTTTTGGTTTTATGATTTGATAATCTGATACCGCAAATTTGAGGAGTAAATGAAAGGCTCACAAAGAGAAAATCAAGCATTGTAACTGTAGCTACAAGCATTGTAAGATTACTCACAATGCTTGATTATAACTTTTAAATGCACAACTGAAAACAGCAATTTTGTACTATCAAAGTATTAGATAAATGAGGGATTTTATTGTAAATGAAAAGTTCGATCTACAGATAGAAAATGGAGACTTTAAAATAGATGAGTCTACCTTACAACATCAAAATCATATTATACTATCCGAAAAAGGTGAGTTTAAAAACTCGCCAGAAATTGGTGTTGGTATTCGCTCAGCTCTTAATGACGAAAACCCTAGAGCCATCTTATCTGAAATTCGCAGAAACTTTGAGTACGATGGTATGAAGGTCAACACCCTTAAGGTTGCCAACAATGGTAATCTGCTCATTGATGCTGAGTATAATTAATATTTAAATACGATTTAAATGGCTGGAGGTAGATTAACCAAAAAAGAATCCGATCAGAAAAAACGCCAAGGTAAGCGCATGTTTATCAATGGCTTTTCTAAAATAGAGATAGCCGAGATTTTAGAGGTACACATTGAGACCATAAAACGTTGGTACAAAAAATACGAATGGCAAGACGAAAAGGACATGCACTCGCTAAGCATCTCGGAACTGAAGCGAGAAACCTTGCAGACCTTTGCCGATATGAAAAAGGGAGAGACACCGAAGCTCTCACCAGATCAGCTTTCTAAATTGGCCAGCACTTTTGAGAAACTTAGCGATAAACGTAAGGCCTTGGCTTACATGTTTGAAAACTTTGAAACCTTAACCGATGCTATCCTTAAGGATGCGATGAGCGAACGCAAAAAGTCTGAGAAGGAACGTAAGATCAAAATCTCTAAATATGTTAGAGAGCTCATGGAGGATATTACCAGTAGAACCTATAAAGAAGCTCTCAATGACTAAGACGGAACTAAAAACAGCCATGGAGAGCTTCAATGAAAGATCTAAGGTAATAAGAGAATCTACTTATGAGAGTTTGGCGTTGCGTAAAGAAACTGCTAAGGAGCAGGAAGACCGTATTAAGTTTTTATTAAAACCTGAGAACTACAACACCTTTTTTGACTATTATTTTGGTATTAATACACCAACGCCTTTAGCTGATGCGCCCTGTGCAGATTTTCACCAGAGCTCTTATATGAAAGTGTACAACGATCCTTTTATAATTCAATTTAGAAGATGGTTTAGAGGTGCAGCAAAATCTATACACACCAATGTTGGTAATTTTTTACACTTAAAACAAAATGATATGACCTTTTTTAGTCTACTAATAGGTCGTAATCAAGACGCTTCAAATTTGTTGTTAGGAGATATACAAATGCACCTTGAGAGTAACGAGCGTATCATTAAGGATTTTGGCATGCAAATGAGCTACGGTAAATGGTCGGATGGTGAGTTTGAAACTAATGACGGTAAATACTTCAAAGCACTTGGTCTAAACCAACCTTTTAGAGGGTTGAGACGTGGAGGTTATAGACCAGACCTTGCATCTGTAGATGATGTTGAAGACAGGAAAGAAGCAAAAAACAAAGAGCTTACTAAAGAGAAGTGTGATAAAATTACTGGTGATTTAAGAAAGGCTTTTCACTTACATAGAGGTAGGCTAATTATCCCTCAAAACTTAATAGTTCGAGATGGTATTAATGAAAGTTTAGAGAAAAAATTTAAAAATTCTAAACATTTCCATATGTCTTTGGTCAATTTGAGAGACAAAAAAGGAAATCCATCTTGGCATCAAAGGTATACTAATAAAATGGTTGATGACATCGATAATGACACAGATCACTACACCAGCCAAAGAGAGGATTACAACAATCCTATAGAAGAGGGCAAACGCTTTAAGAAGGAATGGATCCGTTACCAAAAGATACCAAAAAACACGGTTTGGAATGCTTTTATTGGCTATTGGGATTTATCGTATAAAGCGACTGGAGATTTTAAAGCCTATTGGCTACTTGGTGTTACCCAACAAAAGATTTATGCCTTGGATGTGTTTTGTCGCAGAACCAGTTTAGACGAAGCCATTGCCTGGCATTACGATAAAGCACAGCAACGTGCCAGTGAAGGAACCTCTGCTTTAGAGTATTTTGATGCTACAGCAGCGCAAGAGTCGGTGTACTTACCCATTTTTACAGCTGAAGCGCAAAGACGTGGTTTCTTTCAGATACCAATGGCAGATCATACGCAAGGTGTAGATAAGCATTTGCGTATCGATGCCACATTAACCAACGTGTTGTTTAATGGCACTTTGGTGTTTGCACACTACTTGGAAGGCACAGAGGATATGAAACGAGCAGAGGAGCAAATCCTGAGTTTTGAAAAAGGTACTAAGAGTCCAGACGATGCACCAGATGCTTTAGAAGCTGGAGTGCGTAAAGCACAGCTCTACTTTACTGCTGATATACAGAAATGGGGAAAGCCTATTATTCACCCACATAAACGAGGAGGTTTCTAATGAGCATACGTAAAATTATATACGAGAGTATTTGTACCAAATTAAAAGCGAGCAATCAATATACCTTTGAGTGGCTCGACTTATGGAAAGCCCAAGTTGGTACCAATAAAGAGAAGCAATATCCTTTTAACTTCTTGGCTGGCTTCATTAGTATTAACCGTATCAATTGGCAGGATATGGTTGGCGATGTTAAAGAAGGTACCACAACGATTGAGGTGTATCTCTTCTTTGATAAATATGGAGACACCTTTGACGGAGCTGATGACCAGACAACGTCATTAGAGATATTAGACACGGTTGATCAGGTTGCAGAAGATCTGCACTGGTTAGAGACTGACCCTTTTAAAGAGCTGACACAAATCTCTGAAGAGGATCTAACTACTGCCTATGATAGGCCAGCGTACAGACTGACCTTTGAAACCATAATTTATAAACAAGTAAATGCCTAAGCTATGCCATTTATAACCAAAGCAGAATTAAAGAGTGCCAGCGTTATCGCTGTTGTGAATAAAGCCATTAATAATGATGATACTATTGTAGATATCATCATCGATGAGACTGAGGACGTGATGCGTAGTTACCTCTCTGGACGTTTTGATGTGGATGCCATTTTTAGTGCTGAAGACACAGACCGAAGTGGTGTTGTGGTAAAGCACTTTAAGAAAATCGTAATCCACGAGATCTACAAACGTAAGACTGGAGAAGTCAACGAGATTACTCAAGCCGACTATGACGAAGCCATGACCTGGTTAGAAGGTGTGAGCTCTGGTAGTATAAATGCTGGCAATTTACCACCAGCTGAAGATGAAGCTGCTGAAGGAGACGGCTTTATAAAGTTTGGAGGCAATACACGATATAGCAGTAATTTCTAATGAGTGACTTTGATAAAGATATCGTAAGGCAGACCAAAGAACTGCAAGAGTTTATGGATAATGATCTGCTAGACATTATCGAGGTTGAAGGGCTTAACCACTTTGAAGAGAGCTTTGATAACGAAGGCTTCACTGATAAAGGATTAGAGAAGTGGAAACCTCGCAAAACAACAGATAGTAAAGGTAGAGACATTACCAGGTACCGAACCAATAGAGTTGGTAAGCAAGGTAAGCTCAATCGGTTTGGCCAAAAAAAT